ATTCGCCTGGTGACTTTTTTGGCGGAAGAGTAAGAGATAATTTGCAATATAGAACAGATCAATCTAATAATTCTTATAATAATGAATTTTTACCTGATAGAAACGAACAGGTAGATCAAGAAGCAATGGCACGTCTTAATAAAGAAAAGATGAGACAAATGGGAATTAGAATGGGCAATGCAGATTATTCAGTAAACTTCGATACAAGAGGCGGGCAATTTTAAAACATTTATAATTTACGTAATAATATTAATATAACAATTAAATTTAATATTATGAAAAAATTATTTACAACATTATTTTTTGCTTTAACTTTTTTAACAACTCAAGCACAAAAACAATTTGAAGGCGAGTGGATTACAAATACTTCATCATATGTAACCACAATTATAGCAAGTGATTATGCTATATTAGAGGTATTTGATTTTAGCTTTAAATACGATAGCTTTATTAAAGAAACTATTTTATATCAAGACGATTATACTTTTACAACAGAATGTTATAATTCAAGAAATGGATATAGAGTAATTATAAAGTATAAGTTAAAAAACGAAGATACTATTATCTGTGAATTCAGCGGTGACTATCACGGCATAATTGAACTAACAAAAAAAGAATAAAATTTGAAAAAAATTTGGGAATGGTTAAGCGGTAACGTTATCAAAGATGTTGGTGACGTTATCGATAAACTAACAACTACAGACGAAGAAAAACTTGAAATTAAAAAAGAAATTCAAGTCATAGTTGAAAAAGCCGCAGCTAGTGCAGAAGACCAAATAACAAAACGTTGGGAATCGGACATGACTTCGGATTCATGGTTAAGCAAAAATACGCGTCCTATGGCGCTTATATTCTTATCGTTTATGGCTATAGCCTTTATATGGGTTGATAGTCATCACGAGATATCATTTACTGTAGAACAGGAATGGATAGAATTATTAAAGCAACTATTAACAACCGTATACGTAGCCTACTTTGGTTCACGAGGTTTTGAGAAATATAAATCAATAAGTAATAAATAAAAAATGGGACAATATCCAATAACAGCCGGAGTATTCGGCAAAGCAATGCGAGCTGTAGGCAAGACAGGAACTCCAGACGGTAAACCAGCTTGGGTTTTTGAAAATCAAACAGGTGATTTAGGAACCTTATTAAACAGCTCTCTAATATGGTGTGGTGTTGATGGAGCTATAGAAGTTATACCTTCAGGTACTAGCTTAGGTTCTGTAAGCACATTAAGCAAGTTAAACGCGGGTACTGGTTATTCCGCTTTAGCAAACTTACCAACAACATGCTCTAACAACATGGCTCAAGGTTTAACTTTAACTATCACTGAAACAGGCGGTGTTATTGATACTGCTGTTATAGGGGACTCAGCAGGATCTGGTTACAACGTAGGTGATATAGTTACTGTTGATCAAGCAGGTGGCGCTAACGGTACCTTTACTATTACAGCTGTAAATGCTGGAATTCCAATTGCCGCTCAGAGCATAGAATTTAAAGTAATAGCTGGAAGCATATTACCAATATCTGTAGATTACATAACAGGTTTTACAACAGTAACAGACGCGGATATAGTTATATGTAAATAACTAATATATAAGTAACTATATTAATATAAACAATTAAATAAAATCAAATTATGAGTAAAGTAAAAGAAATGGTAAAAGCAATGATTACTGAAAAGCAATTGAAAACTGTTCAAGAGCAACAAACTAAGTTAACGGAAGGGTTAAGAACACTAGGAGTATTAGATGTTCAAAAACAAAATGTTCACAGTCAAATATCTAAGCTGTCTAAAGAAATTGACGCTACTAAAGAAGAACTAGAAAAAGAATATGGCCAAGTAAACATCGACTTAAAAGACGGTTCTTACACTGAGATCGAAAAAGAAGATGACAAATAATATAAGAAAAATCAGCATAGGTTCTGATTATAAAACTGATGCGATGCATTATTCAGTTGGCCAGCAAGTTTATGGTGGACATGAAATATCGCATATTTTATTAAATGAATCTGATGGTTCTTATAATATTCACATTAAAAAAAACAACGAGGTTATGCCATGGAAGAAATTTAACTCTAACATGGCTATCTCCGTTGAATATGATCTAGAGTATTGAAAAGTATATACGACTTTATTGTAGAGCCAGTAGGGGAAAAATACAGTAATAAAGTTAAGGTTGGAAATAAAGAGTTAATTGTAAATACAAAAATTGAAGATTTTAAATTTGTAAATAGATTAGCTAAAGTAATTCAGACGCCTAAAGCTTTAAGTACAGGTATTGAAATAGGTGATATAGTTGTTATACACCAAAACGTGTTTAGAGTATTCTATGACATGAAAGGAATTAAAAAGAAAAGTAGATCTTGGTTTAAAAATGACTTACATTTTTGTGCTATAGATCAAATCTATTTATATAAAAATAAAGAGGGTTGGCATTCATTTAATGACCGCTGCTTTATAACTCCAATAAAAGACAATCAGTCTTTAACGCTAGATAAAGAGCAAAGCCTTATTGGTATATTAAAATACGGCAATAGCTCCTTAAAAGCACTCGGTATTAATCCCGGTGACCTTGTAGGTTATACACCTAATGGTGAGTGGGAATTTTTAATTGATGGCAAGCGTTTATATTGTATGAAATCTAATGATATTGTAATTAAATATGAATACCAAGGAAACGAAGTTGAATATAATCCAAGCTGGGCAAGTAGCAGTTGAGGAACTAATCAAAGTAGCTAAAGAAGCTATTGTTGATTCAGATGATGACGTATCAGCAGATAGATTAAAAAATGCAGCAGCCACAAAAAAGCTAGCTATATTTGATGCTTTTGAAATACTAAATAGATTAGAAGCTGAAGAAGCTTTGTTAAATGAAAAACCTAAAGAAGTAAAAGAAGAAAAATCTTTTAAAGGTTTTGCTGAAGGAAGATCTAAAAATGTATAAGCAAGCTTTATATAAAGTCTTAAAAGACTACATAAAACCTAAAGTTCTTAACAGAATGAATAGGTATAAAAAATGGGACTATGGTTATAACGAAGAACATGATTTAATAGTTATAAGTAAAACAGGTGAAATAGGCGAGATTTATGAAATACAAAATCTTAAAATAGCTTTGCCTAAAGTAAAAGATATTGTTGAATTTGAAAAAGACAAATGGACTTATACACCGTACCCAAAAGAATTAAATAGAATTAAATCTGTGTTTGATTGGGAAGAATACCCGTTAGACTTTAAAGAAAAATGGTATGACTATATTGACAAAGAATTTACAAGACGTGAAGAAGGTTTTTGGTTCACTAGTAAAGGTGTTCCTACTTACATTACTGGCACTAATTATATGTACCTGCAGTGGAGTAAAATTGACGTCGGGCAACCGGACTTTAGGGAATCAAATAGATTATTCTACATTTTCTGGGAAGCTTGTAAATCAGACACACGGTCTTATGGAATGTGTTATCTTAAAAACCGTCGATCAGGCTTTTCATTTATGTCCTCAGCTGAATCGGTCAACCTTGCTACAATATCCACGGATTCACGGTACGGCATATTGTCCAAATCTGGTGCCGATGCTAAGAAGATGTTCACAGATAAGGTGGTACCAATATCCGTTAACTATCCATTCTTCTTCAAACCGATCCAGGACGGTATGGACAGGCCCAAGACCGAGCTCGCCTACAGAGTCCCTGCCTCCAAATTTACCCGTAGAAAACTGGAAGCCAATCAAAAAATACAAGAAATTACCGGTCTTGACACAACCATCGACTGGAAGAATACCGGCGATAATGCCTACGATGGGGAGAAGCTCAGGCTCCTCGTCCACGATGAGAGCGGGAAGTGGGAAAGGCCCAACAACATCCTCAACAACTGGCGTGTTACGAAAACCACCCTTAGACTAGGTAGTAGAGTTATTGGAAAGTGCATGATGGGATCAACATCAAATTCACTTGACAAAGGAGGAGCAAACTTTAAAAAGCTTTATGACAACTCAGATGTTACACAAAGAAACGCCAATGGACAGACTCGCTCAGGACTCTATTCTTTGTTCATACCTATGGAATGGAACTACGAAGGATACATTGATTCTTATGGCTTACCTGTATTCAACACACCCAAAAAAGGAGTTGAAGACCCTCATGGAACAAAAATAACACAAGGTGTTATAGAATATTGGGATAATGAGGTAGAGGGCTTAAAATCTGATCAAGACAGTTTAAATGAATTTTACAGGCAGTTTCCACGCACAACTAAGCATGCGTTTAGAGATGAATCCAAACAATCTTTATTTAACTTAACAAAAATATACGAGCAAATAGATTTTAATGAAGATCTTAAAAACTCAATTAAAGTAACTAAAGGAAGTTTTCAATGGGAAAATGCAGAAAAAGATACTAAAGTAATATTTGTGCCAAATAAAAGCGGCAGATTTTTAGTTACTTGGGTTCCGCCTGGAAGCTTACAAAATAAAAGATATATAAAAAATGGCACTAATTATCCTGGTAATGAGCATTGCGGAGCATTTGGTTGTGATCCATACGATATTTCAGGTACTGTTGACGGCAGAGGATCCAATGGATCTCTTCACGGTTTAACTAAATTTTCAATGGAAGATGTGCCGCCTAATATGTTTTTTTTAGAATACATAGCTAGACCACAAACTGCTGAAATATTTTTTGAAGATGTATTAATGGCTTGCGTGTTTTACGGAATGCCAATACTAGCAGAAAACAATAAACCAAGATTATTATATCATTTTAAACGTAGAGGCTATAGAGGCTATTCAATTAATAGACCTGATAAAAAATACAATAAGCTATCTGTAACAGAAAGAGAGTTAGGCGGGATACCTAATTCAAGTGAAGATATAAAACAAGCACATGCAGCTGCAATTGAAACTTACATAAATGACTTTGTAGGTTTAAAAGAAACAGGATATGGAGATATATATTTCCAAAGAACCTTAGAGGATTGGGCTAAATTTAATATTAATAATAGAACAAAGCATGATGCATCTATTAGTTCCGGGCTTGCATTAATGGCCTGCAATAAACATAGATATGCCCCAGGAGCGCCTAAACAAAAACCAAAAGCATTAGACTTAGGTTTTAAAAAATATGATAATAAAGGTTCAACATCAAAAATAATAAGTTAAATGAGTATATATACTAACACCAATAGCGCTTTTCCAAGCCAAGT